ACGCTATACAGATTAGCTTGAATAAAGATATGGGCACTAACTACTTCGAAGACCCACGTTCTCGATTAGAAAAGATTAAAAGCAATAACGGTCAAACTAGTACCGGATGGCCTAACGTTGATAAGAAATTGTATGGCGGATTTAATCGAGGAGAACTTAATATTTTTGCAGCAGCATCCGGCGGCGGTAAAAGTCTTTTCCTTGCTAATCTGGGCGTTAATTGGGCTATGATGGGCCTTAACGTTGTTTACTTGACCTTTGAACTTAGTGAAAATTTAGTCTGTATGCGCCTGGATTCAATGATGACGGGCGTGGCTACTAGAGAAATCTTTAAGAGCATCGACGACGTTGAACTTAAGGTAAAAATGGCAGAAAAACGTGCAGGTAGCATACAGGTTAAATATATGCCTTCAGGTAAAAATTGTAACGATATTAGAGCCTATTTGAAGGAATTTCAGGTCAAAAAAGGCATAAAACCTGACGTTTTGTTAATAGATTATCTAGATTTGATGATGCCTGTAAGTGTGAAGGTAAGCCCTAGCGATCTCTTTGTTAAAGACAAATATGTCAGTGAAGAGATTAGAAATTTGGCTATGGAAACACAATGCTTTACTGTTACTGCTAGTCAGCTTAATAGAAGTGCAGTAGAAGAAATTGAATTTGATCATAGCCACATTTCCGGAGGTTTGAGCAAAATCCAAACAGCAGATAACGTAATCGGCATCTTTACAAGTCGTGCTATGAAAGAACGCGGCCGCTATCAAATACAATTTATGAAAACACGCTCTAGCTCGGGTGTGGGCCAAAAAGTTGATTTAGAATTTAATATTGATACACTACGTATTACAGATCTTGCTGAAGAAGACGAATCATCATTTAACCAACAACGACAATCAACAACTAATATCCTTAACGGACTGAAACGAACTAGCGAAGTTTCAACAGCTACTACTGAAACTGAAAATCAAATATTAAACTCTGGTAAAAATAAACCCAACGTTGGATCACAGATTAGAAATATGTTGAGCAAAATTTCAGATCTAAACACTGAAAAAGACTAAAACCATTGATTGATTTGATTCATGGCAGATTGATTTAAACATTCTAACCATTGTTGCCGGTCATTGTATTCAAAAATATTATTGATGGTTGCCGGCGCAGTTTCCCAACGATGCCGAACATGATTTCCACTACGCGGATCCATTTGAATTTCTAAATGATTTTCATCCCATATCCAAAAACCTGCACAAGCTCTAAAATACTCGGGCCCTTGCCCTATGGCTAAACTGCTTATGATACTAGGGTCACTGGTTACAGAAATTTCTTGATTTATACGTATGGTGCTAATACCCGCCCAATCAGCACTATGTACTACATGAATTTTACCTGTGCCTACATTTCCACCATAATATATGCTTTCATCACCTTCATAATCAATGTCTAGATTGGCGGCTACATCACTGAGACTGAGACTTTCTAACATACGGTTTAATTGTATCCCTACAGCTAATTGGGGCGTTTGACTTACAATTAATATAACACTAGAATCTAACCCATCCCTGGGATTTTGAGGATTGGCACATAATAATTGACCAATATAACTTGTTGGCTTACCCATGATTAGACTACTTGACCTTCCGTGGTGTCATCGGGCGATACTACTTGCCATTCTCCTTCTACCCACCCGGTAAATCTTTGATCTGGCACTAGATCACTATAACTGTCTACTTCACCGGTTACAGTATTGGTTAAGGTTATGGTGTTGTCAAGTATGGTGTACTCAACTAACTCATTGTAAACACTATACCCTTGATAATCACCATCTAAGGCTAGATCAGCATACTTTAACATCATATACTTGTTTTTGGCCGGACTGTTGATTACCTTGTCTCTTAAACTGGCTATACTGATTATTGTGGACAAATTAGTACTCCTACTTCTTTTGAATAAATATATTTATAGTTTATAATATTACTAAATTAATTCCTATGTTTATACACCTTACTAACGCTAATCAAGAAAATAACGGCGACCCTGTGGCCTTGAACAAAAGCTTGATCTGTAGCATCTTTCCAGTAAAATACATTAACCCTAACGACGGCCTAGAATACGAAATTACTAAAATTTATTGCCCTCCTCACGGTACTTGGGAAGTTAAAGAAGCATATATCGACGTTCTTTACCTACTGAACAAATAATGCCTATCGTTTGGCAACTTAAACTCTTCCGCGACGAACGCAAAAATATACAACAACGACTTGAGGTAAGACAAGACGTCCTTACTTGGCTTTCACAACAAACTGTACCTAAAAAATACTACATATTTGGACAGGACATTATTAATAACCAGGTCTGGCTGACCTTTAAAGAAGTAAAATACGAAAGCTTGTTTGCTTTGAGCTTTTTGGGAAAACCAGGCTATAGATTGGTAACCTTTGACCATCCTTATCAAAATTGGCCTAAATTGACAGACTCTAAAATCGAAACTAGATCATTTTGATATTATGAACTTTACTAAAATTTGCTACAACTGCAATAACCCGATTAACGTAAATAGCATTAAATGCGTATATTGCCACTCACCGGTTAATTGGGCCGGCCGCCCTCCAGGATCAGATAATACCCTTCCTGTAACTATTAATATCATAGGATTTGCTTTACTGGCAATTTGGCTATTCCAGGACCAACCCTGGGCTCAGTTTATTATAAACTTGACTAAATCACTATTGACCTAACTATATACATAATTAACAGAATCTTGATTGACCCTGTGCATCTGAGCACCTAGACTATAATGAAAATCACGCACACTACTACCTACAGGACTGTAGGTGTAAAAACCACTTATGTGACTATAATTACTGGCGATCCAACTACGCACTAACGGTATTATTCTACGCCCTCCACCCTTGACATAACTCCATACAGTGTAAAATATGGCATTACAATGAGGCTTGTATTCGAACTTTAATAACTCATCGATACTACTGGGCACAAAACTCTTAAAACTACAACATATTACAGCAGCTGGCTTTTGATCTTCTAATAATACAAAACTAATGTTGTCGGGCATATGACACCTGAACTCCTTACTTATATACGGACGAACAGGATCATCTTCAAATAACTTACTGTACTGACTTTCACTGGACTCTATTACATATAACATACACTCAACACCCTACTATAATTAACTACTAATTATACAAATCTTGGGCACAAGAACCTATATATAGAACTAAAAAATTTTGTAAAAAAAAATTTTAAAATCCAAGATTGCTGGCCCCCGACCTATATATACCCTAAAATTTTTGCGACAAAATTTTTCAAAGGTCCGGAGATCTCGACCACCCCGGTTTTACTCTAACCCCAACTTTTTTAACGGTGGGAATTTTTAGAAAAAATATTAGAAAACTTTGGGGTTTAGGCGGCAAGCGGCTGTGTAAGCTTGCTGTAAGCTTTGTGTGCTAGCACCCCCCGTACCCCCAACCTAGCCCCACCAGCCCCACCAGCCCCAACCTAGCCCCAAGTTAGTCGCCCCTCTTGTCAGTGTTCAGTGTGGGCTTAACAGCGCGACGGATTTCTACTTCGCGCTTATGTGCGTCAGCTTTGCCGCGCACGATCTCGTGCACAAGAATTTCAATGTCGTCTTTGCTAGAGAGCTCGCGCAGTGCTACGCACAGTGTCCAGTCTTTGCTTTCGCTATGCGCTCTGTAGAAGTGTTTGTTAGCGCGAACACGCACACTCTTAAGCACAGTGCTTTCAGTCTTAGCAGTGACGCCAATGTAGTTGCCTTGCGGAACACGCAGCTCATAGATGATGTGGTTACGATCGCTGCGCTTCTTACGGGTTTGAGCTTGCGTTTCCATTTGCGTGTTCCTTGCTGTCTATGTGTGTACTATAGCGCGGGAGTGCCGTTTTGTCAAGTCCCGCGCTAGAGTCCCTACAGTTTAGTCAACTGCAAACTGGATGTTGTTTGTACGCAACACGGCTTTTGCTTTGTGTATTTCGTTAGCGATTACAGTGTCTTTGTCTGCGTAGTCTATGTCGCAGATGTCTCCTGTAACAAGTGCAGCATTACGCACAGTGATTTTATTGTGTACGTCAAAGCTAAACACTAGACGCAGAGTTTGCAGACGCTTGTTTACAGTGACTTTGACAACAGCTACACAGTCTGTTTGCATTTGCTTGCTCCTTGTTGCTATGTGTGTACTATAGCGCAGAGCTAAGTCCCTGTCAAGTGTAGGGTTATACACGTCCCCAGTTGAACTTGACGCAGTTGCGAGCATAGGCGGGAGTCAAGCCCAGTTCGTTGATGGCTGCGGTCTGTGCATCGCGTTCCGTACCACCTGCTGCGCGGCAGCGACGGATGATTGCTCGCACCAGTTCTGCCTTGCTTCCTGCGGCGGTAGGAGCCTTTGGCAGCAGGGTTTGCACGGGCACTTCTTTGGTAGGTTGTTGGCCCAGGATGCTGTAGGAGCAGGTACGATCCAGTCTGCCCTTGTTGCGATCTTTGAAGGTGTAGGCAGCACCTTGTTGGATCTTGCGATGCTTGGTCTCGCTAAGGTTGATGGTAGCGCCTGTGCTGGTGGTGTAGACGAAGGTACGTCCTTTTGCGTAGACAACCGCTTCCTGGTGGTAGGTTTCGCCGCTGCCGCCCAGTGCCCTGCAGGTCCGCTTCCAGAAGACGCCGTGTCCGCGATCGCTGCCGTTAGCAAAGCAGATGATGTGTGCCAGTTCGTGCGGCACGGTGTCGTTGATGATGTGATCCCAGGCTTGGTTCAGCATCATATCGCGGTTGAAGCGCATGAAGTAGTTCCAGCCCTTGCGACCAGCTTGACCTGCTACACGACCACGCAGATCAAAGCGGATGTCGATCTGCGGAACCTTTTGGCCCGGGTGACGATGTTCGTATTCTGCGATCAGTTG